GCAAGAAATACAGAACGCATACTACAGAAAAAACAACGTGAAGAAGAAACACGTGATCGACTTAAAGGTGGCTTTGGTCCAAGCCCTGCAGATAAGTTGAGTATACGTAAATCGTCACTGTAGTAGAAGGGTAACAAGGCAATGAGCCAAACAATGGATGAACTAGACCAAATAAAGAAGTTAGCGGGTATAGATAAATTCAAAGATTTTCAACCCTACGGCGGAAGTAATATAAGTATTACCGGCAATGAAAAAGGCGAACTTATGAAGAAGAACGATATTAGACCAGGAACAGATGAATGGTTCAAGTTATGGTTTAGCAAGCCTTACTTAACAGGAGAGAAACCCGTATGATAGAAATTACACCAGCAGCAAAAAACAAGATCTTAGATCTTTTGATCGATGAAAACAATCCTAAATTAATGCTGCGCACATTTGTACAAGGCGGCGGATGTAGCGGCTTTAGCTACGGTTTTACGTTTGACGAAGAAATTGCAGAAGATGACTTCGAATTTCCGGTTGACAATTTTAAAGTTGTAGTAGATGCTATGAGCATGCAGTATTTGCAAGGTGCCGTGATAGACTATAAAGAAGAAGCGATGGGCAGCAGTTTCTCTATTAAGAATCCCAATGCAAAAACAAGCTGCGGATGCGGCAGCAGTTTTGACGTATGAAACAGTATCGTGTGACTTACCAAGTAGATACTGGTGAAGGGACTGACTGTGTGCTAGGCGCCGATGATCCATTGCACACTATGAAAGAAGGAATGTTCTTAGGCAATGTACCTGGTGTAGATACATATCTAGTATATCCGGAACCGCAGAGCATAGAATCCGATAAAAAACGTAACCCTTACAGTCCAGTATGAGAGCTCATGAATTTGTAACTGAGAGAAAGAAACGCAAGAAGCGTAGAGCTGCTGCATGGGGTCCAGGTCCTTACGGTGGCTACGGCTCGGCTGTAGGTTACAGCGGTGATGGCGGAATGGGTGCCGGGGATGGCGGCGGTGAGAGCATTGAGCAAGAAGGGTGGAAAGATTGGGTAGCAGGAGCAACATTAGGTGCTGCTGCGTTAGGTGCTAATGCTGCCAACTATGCAGAGCAACCTGTTGAGAAAGGCGATACAGTGTATTCTATTGCTAGACAAAATGCTACTACTCCAGAAGTGCTGTATAATCTGAACAAATTTAATCGAGATACTAAATTAAAATTAGGGCAAATGGTTAAAGTTCCTGATACAGCCAGCGATGAAAAACCTGAAGTAAAAAAATCTACGGCTAATACTGCTGGTAAAATTAAAACAATTACAGATTCTCCGTTAGAAAAAACATTACTAAACACAGCGAGGGCAGCAGGTATTAAAGGTACTGAGTTAGCAGCGTTTATGGCACAAATGGCACACGAAAGTCACGATTTTCAAAGCCTAGTAGAATATGGTGGCAGTTTAGATTTCCGTAAATACGATCCAAAGTATAATCCTCGCAAAGCAAAAACACTGGGCAACACCAAAGCAGGTGATGGTGCTCGTTATAAAGGACGCGGATTTGTTCAGCTAACAGGACGCTATAATTATAGGATTGCAGGTAAAGCATTGGGGTTGCCGTTAGAACAAAAACCTCAGCTAGTAGAGAAACCTGAAATTGCTGCTAAGGTTGCAATATGGTATTGGCAACATCGTGTTCAGCCTAAAGTAGACAATTTTAACGATGTTAAAGCAGTAACTAAACCTATCAATCCTAGCATGCGCGGGCTGGCAGATAGAAAAGACGCTTTCAAAGACTACATGCAAGTAGCAATGCGATAAATAATAGTATGAAAATACGTGATATTTTAGAATCAGCTACTGCAGGTGCTACATCAAGCGGTAATATTGCTTCAGTAGCAAACCCACATATTAGCCCAGGAAAAGCTAGAGGTAAGACTAGTTATTTGGGAAAACCGGGCGGTCCAGGAGGCACAAAAGCGCCACCGCAACCTAAACCCAAGAAACAAAAGCCCACCGACAATGCATTAAATATGAAAACCAACATATTCGGTGAAGACAATCTTATCAAAAGATAAATACATAATAGACCTTTAGGATCAAAAAAATGGACTTCAAATCACTACTAAACAAATTAGACGGCATGGAAGCAAAACCTGTTACCCCGTCTGCACCTGTATTGCCAAAATCAATGCAGCTAAACGAAGATGCACAACTTCGTGTTCTAAGCGGACGTACTACTTACGTAGCAGAAGCTAAGAAGAATGAAGAAGCAGTTGCTGAAGCAATGAACGTTGGCGATAAGAAGAAAACTGCAACAGGCGAGTTGACAAAAACATCAACTGGTGTGGCTCATAAGAATACCAGTTACGCTGACGGCGGTGATGATGATATTGCTCCTAAAAGCGGTAAAGGCGGCAAGAGCCATGCTAAGAGTCAGTCAGCTGCTGAAAAGAAAGACAAAGCTCCAGCACAAAAGTTTTCGCCTAAGAGTGCAGGAACTAGCGGCATGAAGGACGGAGTCAAGTTTGACAACAGAAAGAAAGAGTCTATCGGTGAAGCCAGTGAAGCACAGAAAGCTGCTCGTGAAAAGTTTATGAGCATGGTCAAAGGTAAAAAATCTAAGAAAGATACAGAAGTCAAAGAAGGCACAGAAAGTATGCCGTCCAAAGCGCACATTGCTAAAATGTGCAAAGATGGAAAAACCACAGCAGAAATTTGCAAGATGCACCCAGACTGTGACCAATCTAAATTAAAAGAAATGATTAAAGATTGTAAAAGCATGCAAGTCAAAGAAGGTGCTAAACCTGATTTCTTAGATGTAGATAAAGACGGTGACAAGAAAGAGCCAATGAAGAAAGCTGTTGCTGACAAGAAAAAAGGTGCAGCTCCCAAGAAAGGCGTTAATCCTTTTGCTAAGAAAAAGACAGTTAAAGAAAGCGTTGAGCAGCGTTTGTCATTCAAACAGATGGTTCACATGGTTCAAGAAAGTGGTGGACAACAACAGATTGATGCTGTAGATAAAGTATTGTTTACTTGGGCTGAACGTGTTGCTAAAGCCAAACTGGGCGAAGGTATGAAAGCAGAAGTGTTTGCTGGATTAATCTATGAGCGTAATGGTGGGACATTTGAAATGTACGATGTACTAAGTGAAGCAAGAAAGTAATCTAACCAATTACTAATAAAAAGCCAGTTATGTATTGACTGGCTTTTTTTACGGCTGTATAATAGTACTTTAAGGGAGATATCTATGTCTACAAGAATGTACGGTCCGGAAGAAAAAGCCAAATTAGAAAGATTAATCAACGAAGGCGGCAATGTGCTGCGTGAGATTGAAGATCTAAGCGAAGGTCTAAAAGAAACTGTTAAAGCAGTTGCAGAAGAATTGCAAGTCAAGCCCAGTGTTATCAACAAGGCAATTAAGATTGCACACAAAGATAATTGGAAAGATCACGAACAAGAATGGAACGATGTTGAAATGATTCTTGGTGTTGCCAAGCGTTTGCCTGAATGACATTAGATTTTTTTAAGCCAACTGTTGCTTGGATTAAAGAAGACTACGCTACACATCCGTTAAGGTTTTCTTTAGAATTACTAGCATGGGTTATGAGCATATGCTGTACCGTCTGGATGGGTTATACATTACCTAACCCACCGTTTATATTCTTATATCCGCTATTTGTTATTCAGTGTACGATATTTGCGTGGGCTGCGTGGACTCGTGGTAGCACAGGTATGATTGCCAATTATGCACTAATTGCCACTATAGATGTAGTTGCGTATACACGCATGATAAGTAATTTGTAAGAAGGTTGGCGGGCCATAACCCGCAATTAGGTATTTGTGAGCCTAAAAATCACATAAGGAGAATTATGAGTTATGTAGACGCTTTCTATGACAGAGAGCAGGATATGATTCGTGTCGTTGAACGAAACGACAAAGGTGAACGAATCTTTAAAGAGTATCCAGCTCGTCATGTATTTTATTATCCCGATGCCAAGGGTAAGTTTCAATCAATCAAGGGCGAAACCTTGAGTCGTGTAAGTTCTAAGAATGTCAAAGAACATCGCAAAGAACTTTCTATCTACAGCGGTAAGAAACTGTACGAATCAGATATCAATCCCATCTATCGTTGTCTCGAAGATAACTATCTTAATCAAGATGCACCTAAGTTAAATATTGCATTTTTTGACATTGAGGTAGACTTTGATCCAGAGCGTGGGTATGCATCACCCGATGAACCATTCATGCCAATTACTGCGATTGCTGTCTACCTACAGTGGATGGAAACAATGGTGTGTCTAGCTATTCCTCCTAAGACGTTGTCTATGGAAGAAGCTAAACGGCAAGTTGAAGAATTTCCTAATACCATGTTGTTTGACAACGAAGCAGACATGTTGGATACATTCTTAGATCTAATACAAGACTCTGATGTGTTATCGGGCTGGAATAGTGAAGGCTTCGATATTCCCTACACTGTTAATCGTGTCACTAAGGTATTGAGCAAAGAAGATACTCGACGGTTCTGTTTATGGAATCAATTTCCAAAGAAACGAGAGTACGAAAAGTATGGAAAAGCGGCTGTTACTTATGACCTTATTGGTCGTGTTCATCTGGACAGTCTCGAGCTGTACCGCAAGTACACCTATGAAGAACGTCACACCTACCGGTTGGATGCAATTGGAGAGATGGAGATAGGTGAGAACAAGACCGTCTACGAAGGTACACTTGATCAATTGTATAACAATGATTTCAAAACATTCATTGCTTATAACAGACAAGATACTGCACTTCTAGACAAACTTGATAAGAAATTAAAATTCTTAGATCTTGCCAACACACTGGCACATGAATGTACTGTATTACTACAGACTACAATGGGTGCGGTAGCTGTGACTGAACAGGCGATCATTAATGAATCCCATCGACGCGGAATGATTGTTCCTAATCGTATTCAACGTGAAGAAGGCTTTACTAATCAGGCTGCTGGTGCGTATGTTGCTTATCCTAAGAAAGGTATTCACGAATGGATTGGCTCGCTGGATATTAACTCACTTTATCCTAGTGCTATTAGAGCATTGAATATGGGTCCAGAAACTATTGTCGGACAGCTACGTCAAGATGGTACTAAGGACTACATTGCCGCAGAAATTGGCAAGGGTAAGAGTTTTGCGGCTGCTTGGGAAGGTATGTTTGGTGCTGTTGAATACACTAGCGTTATGAATAAAGAAATTGGTCGAGAAATTACCATCGACTGGGAAAACGGCGGCAGTGATACATTGTCAGCAGCACAGTGCTATGATCTAATATTTGACAGCAATCAACCATGGATGATTTCAGCTAATGGAACTATCTTCACTTACAAAACAGAAGGTATCATTCCCGGACTGCTAAAGCGTTGGTATGCCGAACGTAAAGAGATGCAGGCCAAACTTAAAGAATGTATTGCTGCTGGTAATAAGATCGAGGAAGAGTATTGGGACAAGCGACAGTTGGTTAAGAAGATTAACTTGAACAGCTTGTACGGTGCGATTCTTAATCCAGGATGCCGTTTCTTTGATAACAGGATTGGACAATCAACTACGCTGACTGGTCGTGCTATTGCACAGCACATGGCAGGTAAAGTAAATGAAATTATAACAGGAGAGTTTAATCACACAGGTAAGGCAATTATCTATGGTGATA